CCATGAATGATACGTGGTTGGATGACTTAATTGGTACACAAATCCCGGAAGGGTGGGTATGGAATTCGGGTGACTACAAAGGAGCGACTGATAATTTGAACAGTAATGCCTGCCGAGTCGCTGAGCTGAGAATTCTCGAGAACTTGGGTTTAACCGGTCTCATCACGCACTTAACTGATGCGGAGATCTGGTATAAAATCAAAGATTTCAAGGAGGATCCTCGGACAAAGATTCCACAGATACCACTCCGTCTAGGAAGCCATTGTGTTAAAGGCAAAACGGGTTGGTTTTTCAAGATGAAACAAGAGAACGGTCAACTGATGGGGCATCCCCTGTCATTTCCGGTTCTATGTCTGATCAATTTAGCAGGTCTTCAAATCGCTCTCAAGAGGGGGCGAGAGAGGGGACTTGTGACTAAAGAGACATGTGAGTTTATCTTGAGGAACACGAAGATTAATGGAGATGATATTCTTTTCCCCTGCCCGGCAAGTTTTTGTCAGGTTTGGGAGGATGCCACTGCTGAACTGGGTCTAAAACTCTCAGTTGGGAAATCTTACGCCAGCGAGTATTTCGCGGTGATAAATTCTCGTCAGTTCGTGGTTACCAAGCGCGGTCTTCAGCGCTTTGAGTATGTCAACTTCAGTCTAGTGGAAAACTATAATCTTAAGAAGGAAAAGGATGGCAAAAAGCTCACCCCCTGGGAAGTGGGACACTCTTTTAATGAGATGTTCCAATTTTCTAAGGGTTTGGGAGTTGCATTCTTGCCCGACGCGATTCAGAATCGATCGGAGGGACTGCCGTTAACCGGTTTTGTCCCTAATTTCTTCGTTCCTTGCCACTATGGTGGCTATGGAGTTGAACCGAAATGGTCCGACAAGGATAAGATCAAGGTTTCCATTGAACAGCGACAAGTAGCTTCGCTGTTTCATCAGGACGTTTTATCTTCGTTCGCATTTGCGGATGGACTGGGTGAGCTCGATCGTGAGTCTCGCCGCTTCTCTAAGCGTTTGCCAAAATGCTATCCCTTGAGTAAGGGGATGAGCGTTTGGGGAGCCGAGGAGTCTGGAACATTCGAAACGCGGATACAATCCGTTGAGGTGAGGGGAGGGGAAGTCAGTTTGACTTGGGCCTCCGCTCGCAAATCCTACGGAACCTGGCTTGGAGTATTGAACTCCACGAGGTTCGTAAGGGGAAAATTTACTCCTAAAGCTCCGGTCATGAGGAAACTCGCCCGGGAAAGGCTTAAGGGGGTTGCGCCGATGAAGGTAGAGAAGATATTTGCAGGAAATTATATCCTCACTTGTCCTCAAAATCTGCCTAAACCAGTCACAGCGCATTTCTCATACGAAAACTTTGGAATTCATGATTGGTCACAGTATGCACCCGTGAGAATACGAACTCACTCGTCTGGCGATGGCAGGCTTGCTATCGCTGGATCTCGCAAATTACGTGAGATGCTGGACAATACTGTTGACCATACTCCTGGCTTGGAGCAAGTCTAGCTCCATTCCTTCGACGTCCTAAGCAAGACGTTAAAAGGCTATGCCCTGAAAATGGCTTAAAACTTTTCCGCGGGATCAACAAAGACGGTGTTCTTCGGATTGATAAGGATAATGACCTTACCTGAGGAAATAGTTAGACGCTTAACACGCGCACCGAAATCTAGTTGATTCCTGTACCGGTTGCGATAAACCGAGTTAGGGGGTTTTAGGAATTAAATGGTCCAAAACGCTTCGAGGTGTAGAGTTCTCAGAGCTCCGGTCGTGCCCTAAAGAAAGGCACACGTGAAATCCATCCAATTGCGTGCTAAGTCTCTGCAGATGATTAACGTAAAGTCGAATAACATTGCATATAGGGTAAATGCCTAGAGACTGCACGGATCAGCAGCGAATTAGGACGAGGAAGGTGTTGCTTTTCTTCGACGAGTTAAACTCGGAGGTACAACACTACTTCGCCCGGTTGAGACGCTGTGTCCTAAGATGAACAGTCCTTCCAGTTGCTGGGAAGGGTCCCCGATGACAGCAAAGAAGGGAAATAAACAGAAGGCATCTTCCGCGAAGATGTCCCTTAAGCAAGCGGTGGCTATGGTAGCCAGCTCGTCCAAGCGTATAACCAAAAAGAAGAAAGTAAGATCGGCGAAGTCGGCGGGTCTGTCCAGTGTTCTGGCAGCAGCAATGACTCCGCGCAGGGCGCGTGTCCCCCAATTTACAGCTAACCGCGGTAATCCCGTTGTATCTCATTCTGAGTACATCGGTGATATCACTGGTTCTACTGCATTTTCGAACGCGCAATACTCCTTAAATCCTG